TTCCAATAAAAATATTAAATTTATTATCAATGTATTTTATCATCCCTGTTTCTAAGCATAAGTTATTAAAAACGTTATATTCTATCTTACTACCAAAATAAGTTTTGTAATTTTCATAGTTCAAATTTTTAATATTCTCAAAACCTGAAAACAAAATTAATTTAAAATTTTTTCTTGAATTATTTAATTCTTTTTTTTCATAGTCTATAGTTTTAACAGAACCATTTTTAAAATTTACATCTAAATAATTTTCCAATTTAATTTCTTCGCTTGATGTAATTTTCTGAAACTTTAATGTACCATCTTTATGTTTAATTTTATTAACGATTACTTTTCTCTTAAACTCAGATCTAACATTTTTTATTGCTTGTTCTACTGCAATTTTAATTGCTTCTTCATCACGTATTTTTTCTATTTTTTTTTCAATAACAAGTTTTTCTGAAACTGATTTTCTGCCAAGAAAAAATGAGATTATAATAAATAATAAAATAAAAAATAATTTATAATTTAACATATCAATTACCTAAAATTAAATCTTGTTTTCTATTTACTTCTTTGCTAATATATGAAACATGAACCCATTTTTTGAGACCTGATTTTTCATAAATCAACTGATCATAATCAAACTTTTTTTTATTTTCTTTTACATAATTATATAAATCAATTGCAGAGTATTTATCGACATAAATATCGACAGCTTGACCATAAATGTGTTTTGAATTTTCTGTTCCTCCGACCGCTTTATTTAAATCATGACAACGATAACCAGAAGAAATTTTTATCGGGCAATTAATTTCCTTACGTAAAACTTCAAGAAAATTAGCACATATTAATTTTAAGTTAATAATAACATTTTCAGGAGCTTTATTGCATATTTCTAAATCTTTAGCTTTGTTAGAAAATTCAAATTCTCTGAGAATGAAATTATCTGACAGTTTCATCTCAAATTTCCTTTCATTTCAATTTTTATTAATCTTTTTTCATGATCTTTGATAGAATTTTGAATCTCGCTTTGCATTATTTTAAAGTCAGAAAACTGTTCTTTTAATTGACTTAATGCAATGTTAGTAACCGCAATATTTTCGTTAAACTGTTTGACTTGTTGATTCGCTATTTGTATTTGAGAAAACAATTGTTCAGAGTAAAATTTATTACTCTGTCCCGAGTTTTGAAATACCAAATAAGTTACTAAAGAAGAGAATCCTACGCAAAATAAAACTAATAAAAAAATCAATAAGTATGGAGAAGAGCTTTCTTTTGACAATCCGCTTACAACTTCTTTGCATGTTTCGCCAAGAGAATTCTTTATATCAACCATTGTATTATCCTTTCTATTAAGAAATTTTTATTGCAGTGATTCTGTAATATATATTATATATATCTTTTCCGTTTGGATAAGAAAAACAAATATTTTTTACATAATATTTTTTATCTTCCAGATTTGATATTATGCAAGAAAATCCTATATTTTCTACAGCAGTTCCTAGTTTACTTTGCTCATATTCTTTAGATAAATAAGAATAATAAAGTGTATTGTCAATTCCTTTTGAAGTTAAAATTTTCTTTACAATTTCAGTATTTCTCTCTGTTTGACTGAATTGACATAATGCTCCTTTTAGATCAGATACTCCAGAAACAAAAATTGGAGATTGTTCTAAATTGCTTAGCTGTTGATCTCTTCGTATTGAATGATTAAAAGAAATATTTAATAACCATGTTCCTTTTGGAATTATAAATTCCTTTAAATCCAGCCATTTATTTAATTCAATAGTTTTTTCTTGATCATTTATTTCTAAATATTGAATTGCAGTATTAATGCCACTAACTTTTTCATCTAAATACTTTATCCATTTGTAAGCTAAATTTCTAAACCAATTTTCATTTTTTAATGATGGCATATCCGCCAAACCTGTACTTTGATCTATCGAATAGCCTAATTTTCTTTTTTCGATTGATGGTGCTTTAATTAAAGAGTCACTATTTGTTGCCCATTCTAAAGATTCTTGAGGCTTTTCTAGCGCCATAATTACTCCAATTCTATTGAAAATCTTCCACCTGATTTTGGATCAGATTCGTCATAAAATCCCTTTGCTTCATTAAAATTAGATTCGCTGAAAAATAACAGATTGTCTAAATTAACTAAATGTATTGAAAGCTCAGTGTTTGGTAGTTTTGAACTTTTTAATGCTTTAGAAATTGTTTTTAAATCAGATAATGGTTTTGGATTTATAGCTACTAATGTTGTTTGATTTGATGATGATTCGAGAAGTAAAACGTTTTTTGGACGAGTCAAAAGCCTGCAAATTTGAATTAAATCTTCGACTGTACCTTCAGAATTATTTTCGCATATTGTCGCTGTCAATAATTCTCTAAATTTTTGATCATCTATTCCTTGCCTTATCGTTCCAATTATATCACCAAAATCATCAAGTTTTTTTCCATCAGCATTTAAATAACTCAAATAGTATAAATCAAATAGTTCATCTTCTAATGTTTGAAATCGTTCCGCAATAGTCTCAACTAAAGCATTTAAAATAGAACTATTTTTAAACTGTTTTAATAATCTTTTTTTACATTCTTGTGTGTGATTTATTATTTTTTCCAATTAAAATTTACCTTTCCAATCAATAAAATTAATTCTACCTGAATCTAATTTAGCATATTCAATCGGCTCTACTGCTATATTTAATGATTCCTTTGGATTAATAGAAATACCTTGATAAATCTGTATTCCAATAATTCCATTTATTGAATTTATTGGTACATATAAAGAAGAATTAATTAATGATTTTCCAATTGTAAGATTTTTATTTGCATAATCAATAATAGCTGATTTAACTTGTTCAAATCCGTTAGAAGGAAAATCTGAATTTGTTTTTAATGCTATAGATAAATAAATCTGTTTTTCTTTGGGTCTTGAAAAAGACACTATTCTATTTATTTCTTGTGAATCCTTTACTGTTATTTTTATTGATTTTTCATCTGAATAAAGGAGGCAACCAGCACCCCTTGAACTATTAATCGCATTTGCAATTGCAATTGGTTCTCCGCCTTCAACATATAGATGTATTGATCCTGAGGGAATATATTTAGCTATTTCGTTATTTAAAAGTATTGATGTTTTAACGCCTTCAACTTTCTGAATCGCTGCACGTATTCCTTTTTCCGTCGCAGATCCAGCTCTTTGTAAAAGCTGTATTCTTCTCATTTTTAAATCTTCTTCAGACTCTTCATTTTGACCGCTTACAGCATCTTTTTTGTTAATACATGAGTCAATTTTATAAATTGGGTTTAATATTTTAGTTATTGTTCCTGCAAGTGCTTTTACAGATCCAAGAGTTGCACATTCAGCTTCAACATCAATAGTTCCATTTTGATTAATAATTGCATCATTTTTAGTATTAAATTGATATGAAGTTTCAGGAATTGAAACACATGTACCAGCAGGAATTTTTGTTCCAGATTTTCCATTAAACGTTAAAATAACTCTTGAAGCAGTAGCTTCTTGTTTTGTGATACCATTAATTGAAATAATATTTTGGAGAGGAATTCCTGTAGCATAATTTGGATTCACTGATGTACTTAACTCTTGAAGAGCCTCCCACATCAAAGCTTCTCTTTCTGAAAAAATCGCAATAATATTTCCAAAAACAGAGCTTGGCGAAGCGTCAATATTTTGATTTATTTTATTTTTAAATGTTTCAATTATCTCTGAATAACATGTCACAAAATCCTTTTTCACGAAGCCTGATTTTGTAAGCCCATAATTCTTATCCATTAATAGCTCCTAAAGCTAAATTATTTAAAAATATATCACCATATTTAGATTTTATTTTTAAAGTTATAATACAAGTTTTATTAAATCTTTTTAATTCAGATTTGAGAACTTCAACAGATTTAATGCCATCAATTAATTCAACTTTTCTTTTAATATACAAACTTAATTTGTCTTCATTAAATTCTTTATTTCCAAGCATTTCTGTCCAAGAAACCCCGATTTCTGAATCAAGGAACCATTCGCTATAAAACATACTTAATTCTATTTTAATTTTTTGTTTTAAATAATCTATATTGTTATCAACTAATTCAAAATCACCTTTATGATTAATAATTAAATCATTATTAGAATTTATTTTTAAATCCATTAAGATAATTTTCCTATCGCTAATCCAGCTACAGCGCCGTTTGGAGCAACTAGACCTGCAGAAGGAACTTGAACCAAAATTAACGGCAATATTTCTTGAATTGCTTTAGCAAACGCCTCTGATTGTTTATCTAACATCTGCTGGTTTGCGTCTGAATCTTTCATGTTTAATGAAGACATTAAATTTTTTTTATAAATTGCTTTTCCAATATCAATTGTGTAAGGCATTATTTTTCTCCATAAAAGTGGTTGGAAGTGATATTTGTTTTAGGATCATCTAAATATCCTTTTTTTGTTTTATTTAATTGGATTTGTATTTGTTTTAATTCAGCTATTAAAGAAGGAGAAGATGGAACAGGAGCTCCTAAATTTCCAACGCCAATATTTTTTGTTAAAGCATCCATTAATTTATTTAAAGTTTCAATTATTTTATCAGAAAATTCAATAAGCTTATTGCCTAAAACTAATGGTTCATCTGGTAGTTTTTTTTCTACTTCAACAGCCCCACGGTTAGAAAAATAAATTTTGCCATTTTCTGTCATCTTAATTTCGGATAAATTATTAACTATTTGCAATGATTTTTTATTTACACCTTTCATTGGTTCAGAAAATGGGTAAAAACCAGCAATAGCTACACAATCTGTTAGTTGATGCTTATAAATATTATTTGATTCAACTAATCCTCCTTTTTGTGTAAATTTGTCAATGCTTCTTTCATTAAATATTAATAATACATAATCATTAATTTCAACTGGTAAATGTATATAAGATGATTTAGATCTAGGAAAAATTAGAGGCACAGATTGAATAATTGGTAAAGGTTTTTCTGTCTCTAATTTAGTTTTGCTATCTATTTCTTTATTCGTAAAGCAAGGCTGAACTGAAACTTTTTGTAATTTTTCATCATATGATTTTATTATAGCTGGCATTGACGTATGAATTTCGTTAATTCTTGAATCTATAGCATCAAAAATTAATTGAGAAAATGTTGGAGTTGTCATATTAATTTATCTCTTTTGTTTCAAAAGTGGTTTGCCATTTTCCTTCATGTGTATCTCCAGAATGCGTAACTTTTATCACATTAAATACGCCTTTAATATTTATACTTTCAACATATATTTTTATTAAAGGAGTTATTTCTGGCTGTAGCAAACAATTTACTTTTATACCGCTTCCGGTAACTTCTGGTGAACCAATCAAACCACTTCTTGAACTTAATTTAATGGTTTGTTTTGATTCCCCTTTTTTTTGAACTTCTAATATTCCATTATTTATTTGCCATTCGTAATTATTTATTGTCAAAATATTATCAATTACATTTGCTGCATTTCCATTTGCTGCATAACCATTTGAAAATAAATTATCACTATTAAATAAACCTTTTACTCCCTTAATTACTTTATCTTTTAAAAGTTCGTTTTTAGCATCATTAAATATATGAGTATGTTGAGTATTTTCAGGATACGATTTGTTTAACTTTGTTGAATTATAAGCTTCACTAGAGTCGCCTGATTCAATCTTTAGAATCCAATCTGTGTCTTTTTTTTCTTTAGAAACTCTTGATATTTTTCCATAGAAAATTAAGTGTTCAGCAGATTCTCCCCATCCAACAAAAATTGATATTGCCATATTTTCTTTTTTAATAAAATTAAATGAATTATCGCTTACATTATATATTTGAACTTTAGCAGTATTTTGAACCTTAGTTTCATTGGTTTTTTGAATTTCAAAGCAAACTCTAAAATCATTAAAAGCAATAGCATTACCGCCATTACTAGGAGATATTATCACTGATATTTTTCTATATATTTGCATATTTTTCATTTTTTTGTTCCAAATAATATAATTTTATTTTTGTTCCAAAATCTTCATATTTGTATGTTTTAATACTATTTGTTGTATCTATAAAAATTAGTTTTCCTTTTGGAATATTTTTATTATTTATATGATGAAAAATTGGTATTTTTAATACAATTGGTACACTACTAATAATTAGGTTATATTCTGAATCATACAAGCTTAAAAAAAATCTACTCGCTCTTTCATTCCAATAAAACTCAAACGAAAATAAAACATTATCAAGTAATACTGAAATTTCATAATATTTTTTTTTCATCAAAGGAATTTCATATAATAAAGACATTTCTAATACTCCTCTGTACTTTACATAATTTAATACAGAATAGAACAGATTGTCTAAATTAACTCAAATACTTCTAATTATTTCACCAAATTTTTTTGCATTTTCTTTTACTGTAATATCTTTAATATACTTAGAACGGTCTACAATACTTAAAACTTCTATTCTTGATTTATTTGTAATTTTATTACTAAAAGTAATTTTTATTTCATGAAATTCTTTTTTCCATTTTTTTGGTAAATATTCATTTTCATATGAAGAAAGAATAAATGACGCTTTACAGTGCTCTAGTGTGTATACTAACTCTTTAAATTGTTCGACTGTATAACCGTTGTAATGCCCACAGTCTGTGTTTAAATACGGAGGATCAACATAAAAGAAAACTCCAAAATCATCCCACTTTTTAATACATTTCAACGCATCTTCGCAATCTATGCTAATACTCGATAATCTTGAATATATTTCATTTAAATTTATAATTTTATCTGACCATCTCCTTCCTTTATTAGCTAATACTCTTCTCAAATCCCAAACTTTATTTAAAGAGCTAGCATAAGACTGTTGAATATTAACATAAAAACTCCAAGCTTTTTCTACATCTGAATAATTATTCAAATTTATAGCAATTTTTTTAGCAAGATCATGTTCAGATTTTGAATACAAGGTCTTTTCTAATTTATCTATCAATTGATTACTATTATCTCTTAATTGCCTATAAAAATTTATTAGATATTCATTTGAATCATTAATAACTTCTTGATATATTCCAGATTGAATTAATTTTTTTTTAAATAAAACTGCAGCGCTTCCACAAAATGGTTCAACATATGTTACATGATTTGGTATTATTTTTAAAATTTTTTTAGACATTCTACACTTTCCACCGTAATAAGTGAATGCTGGATTCATAATAATAAAGACCTCCTAATAATTTTATTAGGATAAATTTTACGGTTTGCCTAAATTATTTATTATATTTTATAAATTTTAATAAAAGACTATTTACCAAAAAGCCCAAAAAGTGAGACTGCGAGTGATTCATTTTTCTCTACAATTTTTTTTTCTTTTAAACCGCCATTTGCTTTTTTTGAAGAGTTCACTTTTTTAGAGTTAGCTTTGGGCATTTTAATGTCAATAGAAGTATATTCAACTTGAACTGTTCTAATTTGCTCAAAAACAACTTGAAACTCAAGATGATTCACATTTGATGAATCTCTGGTATTAGTTAAGCTTGTCATTATCATATCAGAATAAAAATCTAAACCAGTAAAAATATTTAATAGTTCTTTTGAATGTTTAATTTTTAATAATTCTTGCCACTTTTTTTGTATAAAAGTTTTTCTGGATTCAAGAGTTCCTCCAAGATATCTAAATTTTAAAGGACTACACAAGCAGTTAATAGAAAGCCTTGGCAATTTATGAATTATGTTGTCACTAATTGGCGAACCGTCTTCAACTGGATTCTTTGTAATTTCACTTTCGTATGTGTGGGTTTCAGAAAGAGAAACATCGATTTCAAAATCATCAAATGCAAGACATCTTTCACCATTTCTAAAAAATCCTAAAAAGTTCATCACTCATTACCTTTAATCAACTATTAAATATATTGTTTTTTGCCATTCTCATTTGATATTCCCAATGTTCATTTAGATTTTGTTGTATAATATTTGATATTTCTTTTGGATCACTTTGAGTGTTTATATTAACATTAAGTGGAGAATTAATATTATAACTTAAATTTTTATTATTGTTTGGTGTAATAATTGGGCTTTCTGGAATATTAAATAATCTCAAATTTGTGTTTAAATTTTTATCAATCTCATCTTCAAATTCAAAAGATTTTTTGTTTCCATTTTCATCTGTAATTACAAATTTACCATTTTCTTGCATTATTGCTCTTTGTATATGTTTTTTACTATTATTAATTCCTTTTAAATCATTTAATCCAAAAAAATTATTTAATGAACCCCAGATTCCAATAGCACAATTCTTTAAAAAACTAAAAAAATCTGAAAATAATAATTTTAAATCAGATATGATTGCTTTAAATAATTTAAAAATATCAGATCCAACCTTTTTAAATCCATCACTTGTAGATAAAATTAGCCAATCAAAAAAATCAGTAATATATGGTTTTGCAGCTTTTAACGCAGCCTTTATTTTTTCAATACATATATCTATATAATATGGAATTTCTGTTGCAAGAAAATTTACAAAAAGCATTATTATGTCAAAGATTAATACAATTAAAAACTTAATACAATCAGCAATCAGCTCACCAATAAATATACATATATTTATAATAGCCTCAAGCAATCCTACTAAGCCATATTGTAGAATTGGATCAATCAGTTTTTCATAAAAAAAGTTTTTTATTTTAGTCCACATATTTTTAAAAGATTCTTCAATCTCTTTTAAAAATTCATCGATTTTTGTTTTTGCTGTTTTCCAATCACCAAAAATTCTTCCAAAAAAGGAGTCTCCACCTTCTGTCCATGTTATAAAATCATCTATTAGTAAAAAAACTCCTATCACTGCAGCTCCAATTGCTACAGCAGATGCAGATATTCCAGTCAATAATCCGAGTAAAAGTCTACCCAAAAGTCTAAAAGCACCGGCTAAACCCTGACGACCAAAAACTCGAATCAATAATAGTCCATATTTCAACATTGATCTGAAAAGAGTGATAATAGATTTTCTAAATTTTGATATGCTTTTAAATAATGTTGAAAATATACCTTTACCTTTTGATTTACCAAGAAAAATATTTCCAATTATTCCAAACAATTTCCAACTAGCAAAAAATAATAATATTTTAACTATTAAATCAAGAGAAATACCCATATCTTGTAAAGATTTTGTTAATTTTTTTATTACAATATAAGCATCTTTTATTATCTGTGAAAATTTTTCTAAACAGAATGTTATATTTTTAAAAAAACTTTCCATATTTTGACGTATTATCATACCATTTGCTTCGTACCATTCTGTCAATCTTAGAATAATACTTTGCATGAATGGTAAAAGACTCATGCCAATAGATAGTTTTAAACCATTAAGCATAGAAGACAATCTTCTATAACTCGTTTGTAATAAAGATAATTTCTTTACATTATCCTCGCTTAAAACATTACCTGAATTCTCTGCTTCAATGCCAAGCTCTCTTAATTTTTCTGATCCTTCAGCTAAAAATGGTAGCAATTTTCTGCCACTATCTCCAAATAATTCATTAGCAATAGTCGCTTTCTTTATTGGGGATTCTATCTTAGATAACTTATCAGCAACATCGCTTAATATTTCAGAAACATTTCTTGATTCTCCGTTCGCTCTTTTTAAAGCAATTCCTAAGTTCAAAAATTTTTCTTGAACTTCTGTAAGTTTACCATCTTTACCTGATTTTAAAGCTTGAAATAATCCATTTAAAGAGCTCGCCATTTCTTGCTGATTCATACCAGCTATTTTAGCTGCATATGATAATTTTTGATATTCTGTCGCAGTCATTCCAACTATTTCTGAATTCTTTTTGATATCATCAGCATACTTAGAAGTAGATAATGACAAATAAGTAACAGCCCCCGATGCGCTTGCGATTCCAACTCCTAAACCGAATATAATTTGCTGCAATGATGCCACAGATTTTCTAACAACATCGGTTGAGTTTTGAGCGATATCCGCTAGTGACTTAAACATTTGACCAAAACCCTGTAACGCAAAAGCAAACGACATCGTCGCAGGATTTACAAACATCAATTGAGAAGTAAAAATTCTTAAATTATCCGAAAATGAATTAATATTTCCTGAACCACTTTTTATGTTGTTATTAAATCTATTTATTGAGTTATTTGAATTATTGAACGAAGATTCGATTGATTGCGCAGAGTGTTTTATTTTTCCCGCTGTTTTTTCAAATTGATTACCAAGGGTTTTATTTAAAAGAATTTCTTTTAAAAGAAGTTTATTATTTTGTTTTTGAATATGATTTATAGCTTCTTCTTCTTGTTTTTTGTATTCAGAATAAGAACCAAAATTTGCACCCTTTTTTAATAAATCTTTATATCTATCATAAGATTCTATAAACTTTTGATTAACTTGGAAAACTTTTTCAGATTGTTTCGTTTGTTCTATTTTAGCTTTAATATCATTGTACAACTCTTTGTTTTTGTGTTTTAAAGATTCTGCATGAGCTAATTCTGATTCAGATAATTTTCTATCTGAATTAATTTTTTTTTCATTTTCTAATATTGCTACAGCATATAAATTTGCAGTTTGTCTTAAGCTCTTATTAATTGAATCATGAGTATATCCTAAACCTAAAGCTTCAGATTTAACATTGTGAAGTGCGCTTTCTAAAGATTTAAGCTGTTGATCATTTAAAATAAAATCAATTTTAATTTGCAAATCTTGCAATATAGTCATTTTTTACTCTTGATATACTCATTTAATAAATAATCTTGCTCATATTTTATATCTAAATATTCATGCGCATCAATAACATCATAAATTGACCAATGGTTCTTAATTTCTTCAACTCGCGCAATTTTTGAAGCGACTATTCGCCAAATTCCCCATTTAATTTCTCCGTAGTCGATGTCTCTGAGCCTTTTTTCTGATTCTGAGAGAGATATTTCGATACGCCTCCTCTCGCGGCGTCGAAAAAATCCGATAATTGATATTCCAAAATTGCATATGCTAATTTGTGCATATGTAATAATTCACCTTTAAAGTGTTTATTAAAATTAATTGAATTACTTTTATAACTAACACCATGATCGAAAATATCTTTTAAATAATTAACATATGTAGTTTCATCTAATGAGTTTAAAAAGGAGTTAAAACCCTTTTCAATATCAATCTTAACATTTTGAAAATTTGATTCATTGTTTCCAGAAAATATAGATAAATTATTACCGATTGATGATGCGATTGGTTTTATAAATATCTCTTGACAGCGTCTAATCCATTTTGATGCTTTGTCTGGATTCCATAAATATAATACATATTCAAAACCATCAACAGTAATAGTTTTAAACGGCTCTTTTCCAAATTCTGTAAGCATTTTTATTTATCTCCCTTATACAATTGACCATAAACATTATTACCACCAACGTGCATTTTTATTTTAGCAGCATAAAAAACCCATTCTCTTGTTTCAATTTCTTTTCCGTAACCAAGTTTTGGAGCTTTTTCGATATAACATTCTGCAGCAAAAACTAAAGATGTTCCGTAATTATCTTTGATTGATATTGGCACGATTCCATTTCCTGTTTCTTTATCTGCAATATGTATTACTGATAGAATATCATTACATGGAGATGTTTGGCTTAATTTGATCGTAATTTTTCCGCTTTCATTTGCATTTTTTGTTCTAGCATGTTCACCATCAGAGCCAACGTATTGTTTAAATGCTTCCTCATTAAACTCTACGTCAACAAAACTTCCGTCGGCAAATCCAGTCATAGGAACTATACCAACTACAACCAAAACATCTTTTGGAGAATACGTAGCTATTGCCATTTAAATTAATCCTTTTCTAAAATTAGTATGATATGTCACCATTAATTTGAACTTTTTGAATAGCTCCATTAATAGTAGCTTTAAACCAAATATTTTTTAATTCTCTTTTTTGTCGACAATTTTTATATTTATTATTAATTTCTTCTACAGTAGGTATTTTTATTTCCCAATCTTTTAAAATTGCTTTTTTCTTATCAAATTCATCAAGTACAGATTTTACTTGCGTCTCAATAATTTGTAGTCCGCTTTCTTCAAATGGAATTTTGTCAACAGCTGCAAAAGCTCCAAATATTTTTGACTGTATTTTTGATTTTAATGCGTCTTCTGTAATTGTATTATCTAAATAATTAATCACAGTATTTAAAACTCTGCCATCTTGAAATGTAGGAACTCCCAATATATCTGTATAAATATTACAATTACTATTTTGTAATATATTAAATTCTCTATCAGAAATATTTTGTGATGTTAGAGATAACAATTGTTTGTGTGCCAAGCAATAAGTTCCAGCTTCTTTTGACAAATATTTTCCTAAAATTGCTGCGTCGGGAAATTCATTTTTATTTGCATGATATGTTAACATACAACGATTAAAACCGACTGCTGATAATTCGCTAGAAATATTCTTCTTAGAAGTATCAAATACGCTCTTATCAGATGTTCTAAAAGAAGCGATTTTACATTTGCTAGACTCAATCCATCTGCAAGCACTCAACAAATCTTCTTTTTCAAAAAAATCTGCTAAAAACAAACAGTACCAATCATTATTTACTTTTATAACTTCATCTAAATCATCGTTAATTTTATAAACTTGTTTTGACACATCAGAGTTTGTACTTACTTTTCTTCTTGCAACAATAAATTTTGAAATTGATGGCTGTTGTGCATAAATTTGTTGCGCAATTAAATACTCTGTGCTTGTAGATGTAAATCCAATCTCAGGACTTAATAATTCAGAAGGATTATAAAACTCAATTGCTATATTATCTTTAAATGCTGGTAATGTGTTAAAACCAAGAATTAATGGAACATTAAAATTTTGTTCTTTTAAAGCTGTGCTTTGTCGATTTATATTTACTTCAACAATATTACTAACAGATATTGACATTTAAAACTCCTTTAACTTCTACGTTATTTAAATCAATTACATCAATTTTATCTTTTATATTTGATGTATATTTTGCAATTATATCAAAATGTATTCTTTGCTCAAAAAAACTTTTTAGTAATGATGTTAAATCATTTGCTATTATGTTGCTTTCAAAAACAACATTAATTTCTTTAAATAAATTTCTTACATGAATAGAATCTATTGAATCGATAATATTTTGTGATATTTGCAATGCATTTCCATCTTCTGAATCATAAATATCTAAAGATATATTAAATTCTCTCAATCCGTAATTAATAACTTCTTCATTTTGTAAGTTTAACAAGATTTGATCAAAACCTTTTTTATTAATAGTTCTTAATGAACAGATAATAAAAGGATACTTAGAAACACCAACAGATTGATTTGCAAATCTAAATTCTGCAAACTCCGAAAGCCAATCATATAAATAATCTTTTATTTTATTTATATTACTCAAATTTCAAGCTCTCCTTGGGAAATATAAAAAGAATAGCAATTATTGCATCCTAAAATTTTATATGTTTTGTTATTTACTATAACTCTATCCGCAAATTTATTTTCAGAATTATCAGTGTTTAATTTTTCAATCGTATAAATATCAATACTAGTAAACGAATAACTACCTTGAGATTGATATAGTGAGTTATTCTTTGTTGGCGCACAAAATCCTTTTACTTTAAATTTCATCTCATTTGTTTTACCAACTTTTTGGCCTTTAATAAATTTAGCTGGCTCATACCTTAATATTTCAATATCTCTTTGTAGATCTTTCATCATTTCTAAAATATTCATGCCAAACCACCTTTTTTAACGACTTCACTTTTAATTGAATCAAATAATTGCTCGGTATCAATTAATGGTGTGTCATGGCCTTTTTTTTCTATAGTTTCTGTTTTTAAATGTGGTGGTATCTTATTCAAAATTCTTTCTTGGACTCTTTTTAAAACATCGTTCGCAACGTTTTTAACCGCAATCTCTAAATTAGTGCCTGATCTAAGTACATTTTCAATTTGAATTGATATTGTTTTTTTTATATTTTCAGATTCTAAAATAACTGTTTCACGTAAAAAAGATCTTTCTGGAATATTTCTTGACGGACATCCAAATTCATGAATTGCCGCAACCTCTTTTAATGTAATACTTTGAGACTCTTTTAATTGTCTTCCATTTTCCTTTGATTTTGTATAATAGAGTTTTTTCTCTGCTGCATCAGTTGCATCTACTCCGATATGCGCTTCGTAATTTAATAAATTTTTAAGATTTGATTTTAAATTTATATAAATTTTTTCTCTTATCGTAGTAGTCATGTTACAAAACACCTTGTATAAGAGTTTTCTTTTTTTATTCTTAAATACTCAAGACCATATGGAGTTGACGAATAACATTCATTACTTGAATTAATACTTTTATATGTTCTTTGAACTCCTGCTATATTTTCTGAAATAACTTCTTTGTTTAATGTTCCTTTTGATGATGTGATCAATTGATGAGCTGATAGATTCAAAACTGCTAATTCCCATTCAACGCCAAAAAAATCTTTGCTAAGTTTTTTTGAGTTTATGTTTAAAAATATTTGAATAAATTTATCCTCATTATCTTTAAACTCAGGAAATATTTTTTTAAAAAAATCAGGAGATATTTCCATTTTATTTTACTTTTTCTGGAGTTGTAATGTCTTTAATTCTGTTCTGTATTTCTCTTTTGACAACATCCCTAGTTTCTTTTTCTAATTCTAATTTTAAAAAGTTTACATCAATTGATTCATTTATAAATTTAATTGCCTTATTTTGATTTATTTTTTGTAAATCAATTCCTTCGTCCATTACTTGAAAAAAATCATTATCTACCTTACTTATAAATACTGGGTTATTTTTGATTGATAAGTATTGATCTTCCGTAATTTCATTTAAATTTGGAAGAATTGATATTTCTTTAAAATATGTAATACATTTTAAATTTGACTTAATCTTCATTAAAATCCCTCACCAATTAAACAAGAAAATGGCATAAAAACAACAACACCAGCAACCCTTAATCGTGTGCAAACAAGATACTCAAGCCCATCTGTTTGAGCAGGTAAAAATTCTGTCTCGTGCGGAATTTTTAAAACTATTTTTTCAGGATCTTTTGTAAAAAACAAAACTACATCCGAACCATTCTCACCAGCTTTATTAAAGTGTGAAACCTTGTAGATATTTTTTATTTCTGGTTTTGATTCTTTAAATACCTTAATAATACGTGTAGAATCTCTGTCTGAATAGGGTCTATCGCATAGTATATTATAAAGATCTGACGCCAAAGCAATAGAATCAGGTGTTTCCATTTCGTTTGTTGTTTTTGTCATTGTATTAAACATCTGACTTAAATCATCTAATATTTCCTGAGATGTTTTTTCTTTCCATGAAATTTTACCCGAAGAATTTTGCGATGCAGCAAATCTTGGGATATTAGGATGACTCAAAATACCTTGAATTCCAAAATTATCATCACCTTTAAATGCTAATTTCTCGATAAGTTCTTCGTTTGCTCTTAAAGCAATCGATGCTTTTTTTGCTTCTAATGAAACACCAGTGCGCTGCGCTTTTTTAATATCATCGATGCTATAACCGAAAGAATCTCCGCCAGTAAAAACTCTAATAAAATTCTTTTTTCCGCTAACATCTACGCGTGGAATATCTTTTGCAGCATAGCTTGCTAATATTTTAGCAATACCTCGTGCGTCATAAGAATGCCATTCTATGAAATCAACACCGTCTCCATCAGAATAATCGACAGGAAAAATTTCTTTTGCTTTTAAATTCGGAAAATTCGTTTCGTACGCCTTTGAAACAATACTCTTTAATTGCTCTTCTACAAAAATTGAGTCATGCATTTAATTTTATCTCCTTTTATAGTGATTGTAGCTCTAATCTGCCAAGTAATTCTATTTGCGCAATTTTTCCAGATGATGCTGAAGTTACAAATTTAGCGTTTTTTAATTTTAATGTATTAGACTTATTAGTATCTTCTTTTCCTGAAAAACCTCCTATTTTAAATTCCTTATCAGCAACAACTCTTACGTAAACAGATTGACCACTTTTTACATCTGATTCAACTTGAACGTAAACACTTCCAAAACTTAAAACAGCAATCGGGGTTTTTTCCTTAAAGTATTCAATACCATCATTAATTTCTGACACATTCCTCAAAGAAATTCCCAAAATTTCATCTTCAATTTTTGTTGCCAATTTTAAAACTTCTGATCCTTGTTGTTTTCTTGCAACAAGATTACCAGCCTTAATTGCTTGACTATTTGCATAAGTTCTAATAATTGAAGGTTGAATATCTGCTAACTGCCCTGAATATCCTGTTTCTGAATACATACTATAATTCATCGTTTCTCCTTAGTTTTCGTCATTTTTTACTAGAGAAAATTTTTGTCTAAATTTTTCCCTTGAATTTACAAAAGAATTAGTAGAACTATTTTGAAAATGATTTACTATTCCTTTTGTTTCTGCATCAGTATTTGAAATCGCGTTCATTTTTTTAAACGCATCAAACGAAGCTTTGATGTATTCAATCGATTTATCTTTAACATGTTCATTACCAAATTTTTCAGAAACAAATTGTTGACGCATTTCATCTGCGCTAAGTCCATCAATATTTAATTTAGGAAGTGCTTTTGTAATAAAAGTTTTTACTTCTAAT